TTCCTGAACACACCCACCTTGGGCTTGATCGCCAGCTTGGACATGAACGTCTTGGCGATCATCTTGGCCTTGCCCAGATTAACCGGGGACTCCACCTTGTCGAGACCTGCCAGCTTCGGACGACCTGTATCGCCCGTGGGCGAGTCCTTGCGTACTACCCGCGTCTTGCCATCCACCGTCTTCGTATTGAAGAACTGGGGTCCGCCCTTCACGTACTCGCTGTAGTGCACCCCGCCTATGGACTGCTTTTTCCGTAGTTTGTCTGCTTCGGCTTTGTTCTTCGCTTTAGCCAGCTGCTCCCTCATGGCTGTGTGCGCCCTGTTGAGCTGGTTCAGCACGTCGCGGGTAACCCTAGCTGTGGTCCCGCTCGCGTTAACCGCGTCCATAGCGCTCTTTACAGCGGTGAGGGCTTTCACCTCCGCAAAGTAGGCGTTGATGGCGTCCCGGGCAGAGAACCCTTCTGATGCCTGCGACAGCCTCTCGCGCTTCGCCAGTATTCTGGCGGTCTCCACCTGCTCGGAGAACTCGACATCTACTGAACCGTCGTCGCGTACCGTCTCCCCCACGAACTCCTCTGCCAGCCTCTTGGCTTCCTTGGCAGGTCCGGATGCGTCCTCAGGCAGTTTCTTGTCCGCTACGCGCACCACGTCGGACAGATAGAATATAGCTTCCTCATCGGACTCGGTGCTCCTAGCAGCGTCGATCAGGTCGCGCATAGCTTCTACGGGATCGTCACCGACACCGTCGATGTCATCGTCATCGTCAACGTCAACGTCGGTGTCTGGCGCGTCCTCTATCGTCGCGCGGCGTCCGGGGCCGGCCCTGACAATTACCGGCGCAGCGCCCGCACCTGAGCCCGTGGGCTCCAGCTTGTACTCCCCATTATCCTCGACCACGGTGTAGTTTCCGGTGGCGCTGCTATCTGCGGCCTTGGCCGCGTGGTTCATGGCCTGCTGTATCTTGGCTTTGGCTTTGTCGATGAGGCCAGTGGCTTGGGTGATGAGTTTCTCCAACCCGGGGGTTTCCTCGGTGCCCGTCAGATCCTTTTCCGCAATCCGCACATCCGTCTGCGATGCGATGTCCGCAGCCAGCGTCTCTATATCGTACACCTTGGTCTCGGCATCCGACAGTGCGTCTTCCGCCGCTGTCACGGCCTTGCTTGCATCGTTTTTGTGCGGACGAGAGCGCTTCCTGTCACTGGGGTCGTCCAGCTCAACAGCTGTTTCGGCCAGAACCTCGGCTCTGGTAGCTAGTTCGTAGGCTTCCTTGGTCTCGGCAATACGCTGGTTCAGTGGCACCGTTGCTTTGCGGGCCCGCTCTGCCATATCGGCTATAAGCCCCTTGGCCACCACTGCTGCAGCGGCATCGCGGTTAGCCGCAGCTGTGGTATCGCCTGATTGGACGCGACCCTTGAAGCCCTTCTCTTCCGCCGCCTGCTGCCGCTCGGTGCGCTCAAGCCGACTGTCTACCTGCTCGTTCGTGCGGGTAGCCGCATTGCGTGTCTTGGCCGGGGTGCCCAGCGCCTTGGTAACGCGTCTGTCATCCCCCTTGGTGAAACCACCCGCCGGGCGGTCGTCGCCCGCACCGGCACGGTTCTGGGCCTCGAGTGCGTTCACGCTAGTGTCTTCATCCGGGGCGGATTCCCGGGTTTCGGTTACATCTACCTCTGAAGTCGCATCTGCCTCACTGTCCGAGACTTCGCTAACCGCAGCTATAAAGTCCGCCACTAGGGCCATGCCTTCGGGTGTGGTTCCCCCCGCTGCCACGTAGGCTTTCTGTGCTTCCTCTAGGTTGTTCTGAGCACGCTCGTGCGTAGACTCCAGTTTCTTGAGCTTGTCCGGGTTTAGCCCCGTCGCATCATCGAGAGCCTTCTTGGCTGCCCTCTCCTCCTTGGTGGCCTCGTCCAGTTTCTCTTTGGCGTTTTTGAGCGCCTTCTGTTTATTGCTAGTGACGACCTTGTTGTCTTTGTCCGCCACAATCTTCCTGATCTCGGCGGTCTGTTTGGCGCCCTTGGCCGCCTTGTCGGGCTCCTCCTTCAGCGTATACTTGGTCACCAGAGGGGCGGCAGCGGGCTTCTCAGCAGGTTCTGCCTCGGACTCCGGTGTGGGCTTCTCAGCGGTCTTCTCAGCAGGTTCTGCCTCGGACTCCGGTGTGGGCTTCTCAGCGGTCTTCTCAGCGGACTTCTTCTTCTTCTGCTGGGCTCTCAGCTTGTTAGTAGCGGTCTTCTTGGCCTTCTCAGCAGCAGCCTTATCAGCAGCAGCCTTATCAGCAGCAGCCTTATCAGCAGCAGCCTTGGCCTCCCTGCGCAGATTAGCCGCTTGCACACTTACCCTTGTGCGTAGCTTCTTGTACAGCTCCGCATTCGCAGTCCCTTTCTGCACCGCTTCCTGCCACTGGGCCTTTGCTGGTGCAGTCAGGTCTTCAAACGGCCTAAGGTCGGTGCCCTGTAGTTTAGAGGGGTCCTTCCCGTCGATCACTTCCTGCCGTATATCTTCCCACACATCCGGGGCATTGGCCTCCGCTGAGCGCCTCTTTATCTCGTCTCCAACCTTGGACTTTCTGACCCTTCCGCGCATGGTTTCGTACATATTGCCCAACACCGTAGGCGATTCATTCGCGGCTACAGCGGCGTTCCACTCCATCTGGGCATTCTTGTTGAGGTCGCCATATTCGCGTACAACCCTGCCCTTCAGCAGGTCCTTTTGGGTATCGTCCCATGCAGCTTTGCCATCAAACGCACTACCTGCTTGTTTAGCACGCTGCTTCTCAGCTGCGTCAACCTCTGTCTGCCGCTGTGCCGATGCCGCAGCCTCTGCTTGCTGAGCCTGCCTAGCAGCCTCCGCTGCCTGCTCAGCCGCTGCTTGCTGAGCCTGACTAGCACGCATAGCCTCTGAGAACGCACTGCCCATGGTCGTAGGGGTGTCGAAGTCGAACGCCTGCTGTCCGAGAGCCTCAGCCTCGGCACGGCTAAGCTCCTCCGGCTGGGGGGCCACAGGGCGTTCCAGCAGCGGGAGACGTTCTCCGGTGATGCGGGCGCGAGTGGCCACATCCTGCCCGACCTCGGACGGTGTGAACGGCAGCTCACCCTGACCGGGGAACAAGTCAGCCTGACGCTGCTGCGGGGTGGTATCCGGGGGGATGACCGGCGGGATCGGGCCAGCAGGCCGCACACCAAGCTGCTGTGTCGTGGGGAACATCTCCGCCTGCGGAGCTTCTTCGGTGAACCCCGGTGTCGTCGGGCGTGGCGGAGTCGGGATGTTCGTTGACGGAGGCGCACCATTGGGAGTGCCCAGCAAGTTGACCGGCTCGCCCGGGTCCATGGCTGCCTGTTCGTCGCGCGGCTTGATGGTGATGCCGCCTTCGAGCCCGTTTGCTTCCTTGTTGTCCCTGCGGATTTCCGCCAGCTTGCCAATGCCGCTGGCAGGGCCAGCCATACCAGCGCCAGCCAAGAAGCTGATGGCTACTTCTTCGCCATACTTGGCCATTACCAGTGGTGCGAGGATAGCCAGTTCGTAGTCGTTGAGCTGCTTGCGCAGCTCAGGGTCAAACACGACCTTGTCGGCAACCAGTGCCAGTGCTTCGGCGGTGCCTTCCGCCGTCGCACCGCCAGCGGTCGCCAGTCCGACTTTCTTGAGCCGCTTAGCCCCTGTCACCTTCTTCGCGGTCGACTTGGCGATGGCAGAGGTCAGACCTTTGCTAGCGGTCTGCCGGGTGGCGTCCGTGACCAGCCGCTTGAACATGGGGCTTACGGCCTTGACCACCACACCAGCGCCGACCGACTGTACAGCAGTCTTGAACACAGACGTGTTGATGATGTCTGCCTGAACGTCGGGGTTATCCGTGTCCAGACCTCTGGTCTTGGCCTCCTCGAACGAAGAGTTGTACTCACTCGGGAAGATGGACAGCGCCAGACCAATAGCGCCACCGGCTACAGTGCCTATGGCCGTACCAACCGGCCCAGCGATAGTGCCGATGGCACCGCCCAGCTTGGCGAATGCCAGCGATGAGCCCACGGCGGTTACAAGTGACGGTGCGCTACCCTCGATGGCGTCTTGCACCTTGCCGCTGAACGACCTGTTGGCGTCGATGGCTGCAGAGCGCGCCTGCTCGTCTTCGGACAGGCCGATACTCTGTCCTGCTTCGATCAGGTCAGCGCCGGTCTCGGGAGCACCTTGGCTGTCGAGAAACTGCCCCGCACCTGTTACATAGCTGGACGCCAAATCCTGCGCGCCGGTAGCAATCTGATCCAGTGTTCCGCGCGGCTCTGCAATACTGCGGAGGTAATTGCTGTAGTCGGTCAGCGGCACCGGCATCCAGTCGGCGGCTGGCGTCTTGGGGGCATTGGGCTTGTTGATGAGCGCCTGACTGTCGAGCGCTGCCTTGTACTCATCGCGCCCGAACTCCACGCCCCCCACGGAGAACTTGCCGAGGCTACGGCTGTAGAGCACTCCGCCGACGTTCTTTGCCGGCGTCTTCAGCCCTGCACCCCTGATCTGGTTGAGCGCGCGCTCTCCGATGAGGGCGGCGTCCGCAGTGTTAGGCGCTACGCCAGTGGCCCCCAGTGACGGGAGGTTGCTGCGCAGGCCCGGGCGGCCAGTGTACAGGTCGTTGTCCATGGCGTTCCTCAGCGTTGTGCCGCTCTGGAGGGTGCGATCTACCATCTACTCGTCGTCCGCCTCTTCGTCAGGGAACGGGGTGTATCCCGCAGCGCTTCCGTCGAACGGGCGGAGCACCGCCTGTAGACTATCGTCGTCGCCCTCTTGCACGTCGGCCACGAACAACCTGCCCCCCACACGGACCACCAGCTCGCCGTTTGGTGCGGTGCCCATGGGCTTGTGCCCCTGCTCGACCAGCGCTGCCCTGACCTCCGCCAGCCGCTCGGCTGCCGCTGCCTTGAGCGTGGCTTCTAGGGACACGATCTGCACCTCCCGAGCGTGTTCGGCGTTTTTCGCTACGATCTGCGCTTGCATCTGTGCGTAGGCCGTGTCGTAGGCAAGCCGCATCCGGGTGACCGCCTGCTCCATGGGGATGGCTTCTTCCGTGAGTACGCCGTCGCGGTACACGTCGATCGTGCCGTCGGAATATGGCTTCACCTCGACCACCGCGTCCGGATCATTCTCCTGCAGGAACTGCTGGTACGGCCCGAAGTTCTGGTTGCTGTGCATCTCCGAAATCATGACCATGCCCTCTGCGAACATGAGGTCCGCGTCTATCCCACTCAGCACGTTGTAGGCTTTCATGGCCGAGCTCACGTCACCCACCGCCGCGTAGTACTCCGCCGCCGCCCGCGTTGCCCGGCGGGAAGCGATGGTCTTGTCGAGCACCGACTGCGCCAGACGTGGCTCGCCAACAAACGCCGCACTCAGGTCGCCCGGCTGCAAGCCAGTCTTCTTGGCAGTCTCAGCTACCTCTGTCTTCGAGTCCACGACTTCGAGGTCCCCGCCGAGCACCGTGGTTGCCGAGGTAATCTCGGACTCAGCCGAGGCCAAGGTGGCTGCGGTCGACACCCCCGACTTGGAGGTCTTGACCGGCTCAGGGCCACCAGCGGGCCTCGGCCAGTCCTTGGGCGGCACACCTTCTGCCTTCATGGCACCATAGAAATTCTTGTACCCACCGTAGGCAGCCACGATCTCGTCGAGCTTGTCGTCGTACGCCTTGGAGGCAGCCGAGCCGGTGCCCTTTGCCTCTGCTGCAGACTTGAGCGAGCGCAGGGTCTTCAGGTCCTGCTGCGGACCCAGAGTCACCGGAGGCACAGCCGCCGACTGCGGCATGGCCTGCAGATCAGAGGGCGTAAGAGCGTATGGATTAGCTGCGGCGGGCGCACCGACCTGTGTAGCTGCGGCGGGCGCACCGACCTGTGTAGCTGGCGCAGGCAAGTTGTCGTAGAAACCGCCCACGGCAGTAGTCAAAGGCGACCCCGCCCGCAGCGAGGGGGCAACCTGCACCCCGGGGGCATACATACCCGGAGTACCCGGGCCAGAAGCCGTCGGCGTATTGTGCATGAGTGCTTCGCGCATGGTCACGGTGGAAGTCATACCGTCCACGCCCGGGCTACGCCCGACCGGGCGAGCCTCCGCAGCAGCCGCCGGAGAGGTAACCCCTACTTTGCCCGCACCGGGAGCGCCGCCGGGAGCTGCCGTGCCGCCTTTTGTCGATGGGGCGGTCACAGACGCGATCGGCCCGCCACCCTCCACAGTAAACTTGATGTTCGGGTACTTACCAGACACGGGTTTACTAGGGTCGAGCGGCTGGTACGCCGCCTTGCCCTCAGCAGCATACTTTGCCGCCGCAGCCTTCTTCTCCGCTGCATCCCGCATGGCCTGCTCACCAATCTTGACCCTCAGTTTGGTGGCGTCCGTAGCCGCTTTCTGGGCCTTGCGATTGCCTTCCCGCGTCGTGGCGTCGATCAGGGCTCCGCCCACGCCCACGCCTGCACGGCGTCCCGGTCCGCCCAGAACCCGCGACCCACGGCTCATGTTGGTGACAGTGACAGCCATTGCAGTATCCTTTACGCGACCGACCCAAAGAGCTTGGGCGCTACACCAGCAGCGATGTTGACCAGATCTTCCCGCGTCTGCCGTTTGCGCTCCGCCAGCTGTTCTGACAGGGCGAGCTGCAGCCCGCCCGCCTTATCGGGAGCTGCCTTTGGCAGAGCGTTCAAGCCAGCCGCCTGAAGGTTGAGCTGCGTAGCCCTGCCGCGCCGCTCTTCGGCTGCCGCTGCGGTAGCCCCTGCCTGAGCACTGCCGATACCGGCACGTCTGCGGGCCGCACGAGCTTCGTCGTCTGTGACGCCACGAGTGTTATCTGCCAGCTGCCGCTCCGCTGCGATCTTGGTTTCGGCAAACGCCTGCTGTGGGTTGGGGGCCTGCTGCTTGGCTTGCTGCAGGAAGTCTCTCGCGCCCTGAAGCTGCTCTTCGAACAGAGCCTGATCTGTCGCCGCCAGCTGGTTCAGCTCTTGGCGGCGTTGCGCCACCAGTGACCGCTCTTGAGATGTCAGGCCGTCGTCCTGACCAGATGCCGCCAGCAACGTGATGCGCGCCAGCGTGCTGGGGTCGGTCAACGCGTTGATACCTGATTGTAGAATGCCGTCGGCACCCTGCTGCAGAGCAGAGCCCAGCCCAGCGCCAGCGCCTGCACCGACCGCTGCGCCGTTAGCCGCCACGGCGGCTGCACTGGGAGCCGCTACACTAGCGGATACCGGGGGCAGCCCTCCCGCGACTGCGGTGCCGCCTCCACCTGCTGCGCCTCCTGTTGACCCGGCAACGCTAGCAGGAGAACCGAACCCGGCGGCCCCAGCTCCAACTGCGCCGAACAGGGCACCTCTGCCCACGTTCCCGCCAGTCAGGGCAGCGTTGGCTGCGCCGAGTCCAGCTCCCACGAGCCCCGCGCCGACCACGCCTCCTACGGTTGCAGCAGTGGCGGCACTCAGGCCGGCCGATGCTGCAACACCGGCAACAGCGCTGCTGAGCCCTATAGAGGCCGCGATAGCGGGCGCTGCAAATGGGATGGCTACAGAAGCGGCCACGCCCACGACAGTCAGTAGACCTTTGCTCATACGGACCTCCTAAAGAGCCATTCTTACATATGAGCACGAGTTGGTGAAGCCGAATCTGCTCATGTAGATTTTCGCCAGTCGGTGCGGTGCATACGCACTGACGTGTGTGCACCCGTTGGCCTTCAACCAGTCTAGTACGAACTGCCAGTATGCAGCCTTGAACCGCATTAGGTGCTCACCAGCCATGGTTATGATTTCCGCACCTTTGTGCCCGTTGGCCTCGGTGAATTGCAGGGCTATTACGCACCCGGGTTCGTCGTCCACAGTCCCGACGAATATAGCACACATACCGGCCACGGCCAGCGCGTACACATCTCCGGGGCATATGTCGTTATAGCCTAGATCATTGCCTTCACAGGCTGATTGGACCATAGGCTCTAGCTTGGGCCACAGCTCCATAACCTGCTCGGGTTCGAGCATATCAAGTCTTAGCGTTGCCACCTTTGCCATCGCCCTCGTAGTTGGCCAACATCTTGTCGAAGAACTCGCGCCCTTTCATCTCCACCACATGCTTGGGGATGACGTACTCGCCCTCGTGCGCAGTGATGGGCACCGGCGCATCTGACGCGCCGCGTACGGTTCCACCGTCTTCCAACGACTGCTGGGGTTTCGCCCCCTGTTGCGCGGCACGGCCAGCGATGATGATGGCGATCATGAGCCCTTGGTCGTACTCCTGCGGGGCGTCCTGCTCGGCTACCACGCCCTGCGCAATGGCGAACTGCCTGATCTGCGGGTAGGTGCCGGGGTTGCGCAGCACAGCCGTAGCAAGCTGTAGCAGCGTGTTGAGCTCCTGCATCGTAAGTTCGCCGGACGCCACAGCCTGATCCACAGCCATCTTGATCTGCTGGACCATCTGCGGGTTGTTGGCGATCATGTCTTGGATCTCGCGCTCCACGATCTCGGGAGACATGGGCTGCGGTGCCTGCCCCTGCTGGAGCCCGGGGCGCGCAGCGGGGTAGCCGCCGGGGCCTACCGCACCGCCAACCTCGTAGGAAGGGGGCCGCTGAGTACCCATGGTCGCGCCCATCGCCTGCCCCAGCCCAGACCCCGGAGCCTGTACGGGCGGAGTGGGGGTTGCCCCCGCTTCCTGCAGGGCGCGGAAGAACCCCTGTCGTACGTTATTCTGCATGTTCCTTATCCTCTCAACTGCACGATCAGGACTTCTAGGGTAGCGCGGATATTGGCCACGTCGTTGGCCAGTGATTGTATATCCTCAAGCGCTTTGACGTAGTCTTCCAGTACGGGAAGGTTCGTCCCGCTTATGGTGACACCCGAACCGCCGGCAGATAGACGAGTCATCCTCTGCGCTGGCGGGGTAGATACCGTCAGGCTGGCCCGCGTCAGGGCCGCGCTGGCCAGATCGGATTCCCCACGCTGCGCGGTCAGTAGCTCGACATTCTGCTTGATCGCATCAAGCATCTGCAGCTGCCACAGATCTACGCCCGTCTGCGGAGGCGTGGGGATAGCGGCATACTTTGTTGATAGAGCCATCAGACGGTCCTGAGACTTGTTGGGGTTTCCGCGAACTTGGCGCTCTTGACGCGCACAGAAGCATACAACCCAAACTCGAAGGAGTCACTCTTGTAGCCGGTAGGTAGCCTGAACAGCGCACGGCTACTGAGCGCCTGCTCGAACACAAGAGTGCCGTCGACCCACAGTTTAAGAGTCACACCGCCATCGGCATCCCACAGTGTGGCAGCGGTCTCCCACGTATCGGTGTAGCCCTCCCATACGGGAGAAGTAGCGGCGTAGTCCGCATCTACACGGCCCGCCCCGATATTAAGGGGGTTCTCCGTTTCAACAATCTTGGATACCCAGCTATACTGCTGATTAGGTTGTCCTAGCTGATCCCACTCATACACGTCTCCAGCGATGCCGGACGCGAAGAACAGCCCGTCGCTGCGATAATCGTACCACATGGCCGTTGGCAAGTCGTCCGTGGTCAGATCGACCAGTACGCCGCCCGTCTGCAGTCGCTCGAACGTGAAGCCCGCCGTGCTGTGCCAAGCGAGGTATTCGTCCCTGTAGGCCGCAGCGAATATGGTCGATGGGTCCAGCAACGTGTTCCATGTGTCCGTGTCGTGCAGCGCATCAGTGATTAGCTGGGGTCCAGCCACCGTGGAGTACGCAGCGAGCCCACCATGCGTGGAGTACACCACGCCGTAACCCATGTTGGTGATGCTACGCTTGCTGATGCAGGGGAACCGGGCATCTACGCGTATGACACTGAGCACAGCCGGGTCCGTGCCAGCCACGATGTACGGGTAGCTCTCCGTCATCACCAGCAGCTGCCCGGAGAACACGGCCAACCCCACTATGTCGTAGGGTATGGTTTGGACGTAGGACCTAGGCCACGCATGGTACTCCCGGGGCTCCGAGAAGAACAGCTGGTTGCCTACAAACCCTACCAAGGTGTCGTTGTTATACGTCACCAGTCCGGACAGCGTTGGCGGGGGGGCCTCGAACTCGTCTGTGTCCAGTATATTGAGGAGGCTGGTGACTGCGAAGTCGTCCGTGAAATCGAACGACGATTCACCCCAGTACCTAGCTGTGGTCGTACCCGGGTTTTCCGACACGTCCTGAAACAGGCTACCAGTAACTGTAGCGACAGCGGAGTCCGCGTCCGTCTGAGCGTATGTGAACGTGTAATCGTCCACGATGGACGCGGGGGTAGCGTCAGCAATGTCGAACGACGCATCCGAGCAACCACCGATCTTGAACACGCTGGTCAAAGACAGGTTGTGTGGCTCCGTCGTAGTCATGGTCACAACGTTGCTGGCTCGTGCGGCCGTGGCCAACGCCACGGGGAACCACAGTGTAGCCAAACGGAGGAAAGCCGTATCCGAGGTAGTCGACAACGTCCGGTACAGCCGGATGCCCCGCACGAAATTCTTGCCCGTAGGCCCAGTAGTAGGCAGGTTGGATACGGTCACCACCTGCCCCTCGCGGATGAACAGGGGCTCAGAGGGCTCAGAGCCAATAGATTCTTCGTTCCACGGGGTGAACCATGTGTACAGGTACGTTCTGGCTTGCGTCTCCCCCGACAGGTCAACGCGCCCGTCGGAGCTGGTCGTAGTGGATGCCTGAAACCCCGGACTGAAGTACGAGAACGACGTATCCGACAAGGACGTGATCTCGATCGACGTAGCGTTGAGGTTGGTTATATCCCACTCGACGTTGCCGCTCGTCGTCGCGGACGTGCTCGACTCCACCTCGAAGTTGTTGGCATCGACTACGGTCGTGACCGTGAACAGTGTGCTGACGCTCGACCCACTGGTGAACCGCAGGAACACCTGAGAAGACGTTGACAGGCCGTGAGCTGTTATGGTCACGGTTATCGTGGTGCCCGACTGGCTGTAGGTGCCAGCCACGTTGGTGAACCCGCTCACGTTGACGAACGCCCCGTTCTTCAGCCCGTGGTCCGTCGATGTGACGATGGTGACCACGCCTGACGAGTCTCTGGCATAGGAGCTGGTGGTCTTGGTCGTGAACGCCGCCGCCGACGTAGTAGGGATCGTATCTGGCAGGGGCAGCCCCAACGTGAAATAATCGACGGGGAACGGCTGCGATCCGGTCGTGGCAAGGGTGTAGTTGGACACCCGGGGCTCGCCGTCACCCGTATAATAGAACCGCTGTTCATCGGAGTCGTCTTCGCCGGCAGGCGTGGCTACGTCCACGTCGGTGTCCCACGCGAGAAACACTCTGGCGTCTGTGTCGGGGTCGTACAGGCCGTACAGGGTCTTAACCTCCGAGCCGGTTAGCCCGTGGTTATCCACCACAACGGGAGCCGGATATGGGATAAGGTCCCCGGAGAACAGCTTGACGTTTGTTGCCGTCTGCGCGTTCATGGACGGCAATTGCTCGGGTGCCACCCTTGGTGCGATACCTTGGAATTTTTCCAGCTTAAGTCCGGGCACGGTTTACTCTCCGGTCAGCCTAGCAGGGCGGTCATCGTTCAATGACCCTGCGGCTTGTGCGTCAAGGATTATGGCCATGCACGCCATGACGTGCGCTTGGTGCGGCTCACCACTCTCGGGGTCGCTGTCTTCCCCCTCCCACATAGCCATCAAATGCCGCATGGCAGCATCGTAGTAGACGGACATCGTGACCCGGTCGTCGCGCCAGTTATACGGGCCGTACTTGTCCGCACCACCACGCATCACCCGGCCCAGAGGTCTCAGAGCAGTCGTGGGCACCAGATGCATCGGGTCCTTCCTGACACCGAAAGCAGTCTTGGGGTTCCCATCGGGCAGCCGCCCACCGTGCCCTACCTGCTCCATGTGTTACCTCCGCATTATCTTGTCGCGCATCCCCTGCATGGTCCGCTTGTCCATGGTGCGCGCCACACCATACCCTAGATAACCAGCGCCGAACAGGGCCCAAAGCGCATCGGGTATAGCCATGAGCATGGACTGGATGCCGATCGCCGCCGACTGTACGTGGTCGGGCCACCAGACGCTCAGGATGCCGCCGACGAAACACAGGATGATGACGGCATACATCACATACAGGAAGGTCGGGCGGGCACGGCTGGTCCACGGGTCGCTGCTCTGGGCTTCTGCCATGATAGCGCCCATGGAGATCTTGGCCTCTTCCAGTCGCCCGGTCTGCTCCGCCTGCATGATCTTGACGCGGGCAGCAGCCTTTTCCTCATCGGTCTCGAAGAGGTTGTCGATGACCGTGTCAGCCAGTTTGGCCAAAGGGGACAGGAAGTCCATGTCAGTAATCCCAGATTGTGGGGCGGGGTATCCCGCTGCCGAACAACGTGTCCAGATGGATGAACCGCTTGCTGCCCTTCTGGTTGATACCGATTCCGGTGAACTTGCCATCCAGTGCGTTGAGCAGGGCCCACGCCTTTTCGCCCTGTACACCTATGTCAGCCGCCTTGCCAGAAGCGTGCGTCTGGGTAAACCCCCGGGCGGTGTTGTACTCTTCGCAGCGATAGCCGCTCGTGATCGGGAAGGGGAAGTCGAGATTTGTGCGCAGGTGCTGGAGCCTGAACATGAAATGGTCGTCCATGTCGGCCCGGCCACATCCGCATCTGCACTCGAACTCGGCGCGGGAGAAATTGGGGTAGGCAGCCCAGTCGGTCATAGCGTCAGCCCCGCCAGTGCGCCGAGCACATACAGGGCGACAACCGTCCCGATCATTATCGGCCAGTAAAAGGTTGGCTCCAGCGTGCCGATCACCCGGCGCGTCATCAGCCTCGCATACGGCTCGATGTGGATCATGTAGCCCGCGACAATTCCGGCAACCGCGAAGATCAGCCAGTCGGCCCAGCTCACGAAACGTTCCGCGATACCCGGCTCGTCGATGGACAGGAACAGCCGCCATAGAAACCAGAAGCCCCTATGAATGGCGAGGGAACCCGACACCAGCATGATGCCGAAAGCCATGCGCCCTGCCCGGTCGCCCGGTGGCGCGTTCAGCCAGAACCGGCCATAGATAACGCAGACCAGCAAGCCGCCGATCAGGGTGACGAAGTTCTGCCCCATGACGGCCGCGTGACCAGTGAAAAGGTGTGCTAGTAAATCAATCATCTCTGCGCCGCCCCAGTTTTCCAAGTGTCTTGCGGATTTCCTCGTCGGCCTTCGTGAACCGCTCCAGTTCCTTCCGCATGGCCCGGCTTTCCTCGGCGCTTTCCTCGGTATGACCCACGCACTCGTCCAGCAGGCTCAGAGTCCGCTTGTATTTCCGATTGCCGCCAAGCCAGTTCATGCCCCCTGCCCCCGCGCGACTTGCTGCAGCATCAGGTCCGTCCGTTCTTTGAAGGTTTCCCGCATCGCGCGGAGGGTCGCCGTGTTCTCCGAAGTCGTCTGGGTCTGGGCCAGTGCCATTTCATAGAGCCGGTCTGTCAGCTTCTCGACGCGGCGGTTGCGGTCCCATGCGAAGGCCAGCGCTGCCGCCGTCACCAGCCCCGGCAGACCGTACTCGGCCAAGAACGGAATCAGTTCAATCATTCCAGAGCCTCCAGACGCCCGGCTGATCCAGCCGCATGAAGCGGTCGAAGCGGTATCCGGTGTTATTGATTTGGCGCGGGCCATCCTCTTGGTAGGCGTCACCACAGGTCATCAGGCCCAGCTCATCGACCATCACCAGACAGACAGCGTGGTCGTAGCCGTCCGAGCCCTGCGTGTGGCAGAGCACGAAGCCAATATCCTCCCGGTCGACCCCGGCGCTCAAAAGCCCGTCCATGGCCCTGTCGGCCCACTCCTCACAGTCACCGACCGCCTTGCCGTCCTGCCACGTCACAGCGCCCCACACGTCCCGCCCGTCAGGGTCCGGAGCGTAGATCGCACCGTCCCATACCGAACGATGGACACGCTGGACGATGGCCACGTCAGTCATCCCGGCCTCGGGTTGCTGCAGTGGTCAGGGTGCCAGCGAGCCGGGTCAGCGCAGCGCGCCAGCGCCGCAGCAGGCGGCACGATGACCGGGCCTGATGGCCATTCCGTAACCGGGCCATGACACGCCGCCAAGACCAGCAGGAGCGGAAGCAGGCGCATCACGTGCCGTGGCGGGATGCGTAGCTTTCGGCGGCGCGCGACATCACAAACTGCACGTATGCCGCGTCGGTCGCCTGATAGTCCGCGTGGTCTTCAACGCTCTGCCCTGCGGACAGGACCAGTGACGCGTTATGCGCCGTGCGGTCGGCGGTGATTCCCGCGAGTGCGGATGCGTCGGTGATGGTGACGGTGAACTGTGTCATGGGTGTTACTCCTGTTCCTGCGCCGCAACCAGCGCGTCGGTGATTTCCTTGACGGACTGGAGACGGCGGACCGCCTCCGCAATGTCCTCGACGGGGGTCTGGGACTGCGCCAGCGCGTTGCCATAGGCCCGCGTGGCGATTTCCAGATGGGACGCGAGCGCGCCCTGCTGTTCTTCGGTTAGGTCCATCACGACACCACCGCGATCTTGCGGCTGGTCCCGCCTGCGTCCTTGATGGTGATGTATCCGGTGACAGACTCCCCTCCGAGCGTAGTGTGTGCGCCGAACTTGACGACGCCGGTCCCGGCTGGTGTCAAGGCGAGGTCGATATTGGCCGCCCCCGTTCCCGCGCTCTCCACCGTGATGGCGTCACGGGTGATGGCAAGACGCTCGTAGTTGCTGGAATTCGTGTAGGTGCCGTAGACGCGATACGTCTGTGCCGTGGTCGAGTTGCGCAGGGCAAGGGTGGCCGCAGCATCCCGATACAAGAACACATCCCCGCCCCCGTTGACGTTCGCATTGCCCCACTGAAGCGGGAGCGTACTTTTCAGCATCATGCCTTGATTAAACTTGAATGATGCGACTCCGGTGCCGTTGGACACCATCGAGACAAGCGTATTGTTCACCAAGGACATGCCGGTTTCAAAACCCGCAGCCTTGAATGAAGGGGCCGAGAACGAGGCGGACTGAGGAACCTCCACGTCACCGCGCTTGTTGACGTTGAACATGGAAGAACCGCCGACCTGAAGGTCAAGCAGGAGTGATGCCGCGTTGGACGCCGTGTCCGTCACGTCGAGGCCGATGGCGGTGAACGTGGTTCCTGCGTCGTTCCACGTCTTGGCCATGGCCGAGATATTGACTGTTGCCATTTGTCTGGCCCCTTATGTTGCGTCGTCGATGATGATGAACGCGCCCTCGTCAGCGGTCGCGTTGTCCAGTACGATGGCCTCGCCATCCACTGCTGGAGAGGTCGCGTTGTCGATGACGATGGCGTTGTCGGGGATGGAGGCTGCGCCCCCCAACGCACCAAAGGGCGACTTAAACCCGAACGGCGACCTCGTCTCGAAGGGGTGCCGCCGCATCAGGCATGGTCCACGTACACTGTAGCGCCTGAGCCGCCGTCCCGGCGGTCCAGAGCCCGGGCCCAGAGCCGCACAACGCTGGACAGGTGGACGATGGCGGACAGCTCCACGTTGCGCTCACCGTACCCGTTCTCGTAGATGATGCCCTTCTCGGACCCCGACGGCTCGGTGGTGTTGATAGTGGCGTGGACCTCCACAGACCCGCTCCGTACTTGGAACGTGATGGTGCTGCCCGCGCCAACGTCTCCGTTGGTAAGCTGCGTCCAGCCAGTCCCGGTAGCGACTTCCACGAGTGCCTGATCTCTTGCCATGTTGGCCTCCTATATACCCGTGTCAGACGGTGCCGACTACGAGGAACGCAAAATCCATATCCGTGGGGCTACCGCTGGAGTTGTTGGTGGTGATCGTGAAGGTGGTCGTAGTCTTGGAGCTAACCTGAGCGAACGCGTCAACAGCAAAGCCGCTGACAAACACACTGTAATTGGCAGAGCTCATGGTGACGTTGAGCGTTACGTCGGCTACGCCCACACCCGTACGCACAACGTCGGACAAGTTGTTGAAGTCGGGCACCGTCAAAGTGCCGTTGTTGGCCACTGTCCCTCTGGCCACCGGGATGTAGCCCGTTGACTGTAGTGCAGTAACCACCTGCGTGGTCGTCAGATCCTCAACATCCCCAGACCCTGCGGTGACGCGCCCACGTATGCGGTTAGTGGCTATGTCAGCCAGTTTTGCGTTGGTGACGCTGCCGTTGGCCAGTTTTGCCGTGGTCACATTGGCGTCGAGTATTTTCGCTGTAGTGACGCTGTCATCCAGCAGCACCGCATCAGACACGGCGTCCTGCACAGAGGCGGCGTTCACCCGCAGGCTAACGGCGGTCCCGGCCGCAAAGCCGGAAGCCGAGGTCCCGTCCTGAGCACGCGTCACTGTCAGAGCGTTGCCTGAACGGGCAGTGACCTTAACGATCTCCGTGGTGCCGGCGGTCGTATAGAGCGTAGCGTAGAAATACTCGCCAGAGGTCAGAGTAGGGAACTGGCTGCCGTCGACCACGGTCAAGCCAACATCAGACGCTGTGGCGGCTGTGGCCAGCGTGCTGTCGGCGTTATTGCTTAGCTTGACACCCATGTCGGCCTCACAGAAGCAGGAAATCAAGACCGTCGATGTGGTCCTGAAGGTTGGCTGCGGTGACGCGGATTTCGAACCTGCTGTTCACAGGAAACGCTATGGCCAATGTGCCTGCCTGAGCCCGCGTGATAGTCATAGCATCATCGGTGCGTGCAGTCACGCTAACAATCTCATAGTTGTTGTTGGTGTCCTGCAACGTAGCTTGGAAGGAGTCACCAACGCCCAACGATGGGAACAGTGCCCCCGTACCCGAAGCGACCGTCACAGCCGTATCCGTACTGGAAATCGCCGCAGCTAAGGTAGTCGTAGCATTGTTGGTTATCTTGAGTGCCATGCCATCCTCACGCGAATTTGGGCCCTGAGGCCACCATGACGCCACGCCCGGCGTTCAGATTGGCCTGAGCGCGGCGCATACCGACCTCACGCACAAGCTGCTTGGAGTGGTACGCGGCCAGCTCCCTATCCGCCCACTGCACGTTCGGGATAACCAGCAAGTGCTGCAGCGCCCCGTGGATGATGGTGTCCTCCAGATCGTCCAGCACGTCTTGGTCCATGCCAGTTGCCGTGCGGGTTGGTTTTACGGCGTATATCATGCGCATAGTGTAGGTGCGCTCGTTGTCCGGCATAGGCAACACAACGTATTTGTCTGGAGTGAGCTGAGTGATTGCTCTGGGCGTGGATGCGTCGGCCACGACTGCGTCGGGCAGCACGAACGTCGGGTTCTCGTTGAACACCGCTTCGTTGTAGCTATCGGTGTTGTACGCACCATCGGGCGTGGAAGACCACAAGGTGGAGGCCGCCTGTCCGCTGTACAGGTCCGCCCACTCGGGGAACCGGTATAGGGCGTCTTCCAGTGGCAGCCGGTCCAGTGGGTAGTCGTTGACGAAGGCGGCAAACAAGATGTGCACATCCGTGTCGGCAGGCTTCTCGAATGCGTATTCGGGTACCCCGGGCAACAGTGCAAATGTGGGCTGGGCCACGCGCCACAGCAACGTGCGCTCACACGCCCGACGGGCCGCATCTGCTAGATACTGCAGCATCATCTTGTTGGGGCAGCCGGGTACACTGGGGGCCAGACGCGGCAGCAGGTCACTGAACAGGCGAGTGGGCATCAGCTAACCTTCTCCTTGTCCAGCCCGGCGTATTCGTCGTCGGTCGTTTCTCTGGACCCAGCGGACAGGGCAAGGCCCTGCGTAAACGAGTCGAGGAACAGTTTGGCCCTGTTTGAGTTGACGTGTTCGTCGTCGATCGACGCAGCCAAGAACGTAGTCCCGTCTACCACGACGGAGAAGTAGGCGTCGGAGGGGGCCGTTATGGTGTCGTTCAGGCCATATTCTGTTGGTATCTGTGCGTACTCCGCCAGCACGGTCGTACCAGACGTAGGCGGGGGGTACAGGAAATACGTGTTCGGAGACCGGGGGTGCCGCATGAAGTTGACCGGGGTGCCCGATGCCTCGGCACGCCACCCGGGCAACACCTTGTCAAGCGTTTCGCGGCTGACCTCCGTGATGGCGTCCCCGCCCGTGACGCTGAAGATTTCGACCAAGCGAACCGAGTCCGACGGCATGGTCTGGACGGTCGTGTCAGCGGTAGTGGCTATATCCCCGATGGTGGAAAACAGATCCGGACGCAAATTCGCCACCCGCTTCAGAGTCTGGTTCACAAACCCCAGAAGCAGTGTGTCCGACATACGAACAGGGACAGACGAGTCACTGACCAGTCGTCGAACCTCGGTTATGACCTGCGTCGGTGTCATCAGTCAGTCGCCAGTCCTTGCGAAGCATCGGCCGAAATCTCTGGGGCCACGTGGGTAGTATCGGGTTCTTTGGTCTCCAGAGCAAGCCCGGTACTCTTACGCCGAGCCCTAGACCTCTTTGCCTTGGTGACCTGCTTCTTGTTGACGAACTGCTCCGGGAATGCCTGTAGCCCGGTAACCTCTTCGCACATAGGGTTTGCCGCCTGATAGCGGTTCCACCTGTAGATGGTACCATCCCTCTTGTTGCGAAGGAACAACTCGTCTTCTGCAATGGTTCCCATGCGTCCTCTCCTTAGCTTGATGCGCCCTTGATGATGACGAAGCTCAGCACAGGGGCGTCAGTGCCTGTTGTTGGCAAGGTACCACCGCCCAGATTGTCCACGGATATGTCGGCCCGGCCGGTCTGTATGTCTACGACCTGCACGGCGTACTGCTCCGGGTTGGCCGCCGTGGTAGTGCGAATATTGACGATAAGAACGTCGTCCGCACCGATATAGCTGTTGGTCAACGTGAAGATGTCTGCCCCACTACCCGATATGGTGCCGTCGAACAACGTAATAGCCCCCGAAGGAGCATCCAGTGTGACCCCTGTTGTGCGGCTCGTGGCCTGCACGACAGTCCCGCCGTTGCCAGTGGTTACACCGATCGAGCCATTGGCGAGAATATTGGTCCCCGTTACTGCCGCCGGAGTGCTACCGCCGATGACAATGTCATTGATCGTGCCGCCAGTGAGCGCCACCGCATCGGACGCCTGCGTGGCAATAGTGCCGAGGCCCAGATTCGTGCGGGCACCAGAAGCCGTGGATGCCCCGGTCCCTCCGTCTGCGATGGCAATGTCAGTGATGCCCGTAATGACGCCGCCTGTGAAGGCCACGTTAGCACTTGCCAGTGCCCCAGTGCCATTAGGCGTTACAGTCACATTGCCGTTAGTGTCGATTGACGAAATGACGTTGCCGTCGATGCGGATATTGTCAACGCTAGCAGAACCAGTCCCCACCTTGAGCGCCGTAGCGGTACCCACGGCGCTGAGCACGGACTTCTCCGTAGCCTCTGGGCCACCATCTACATGCAGCAGCTGGTCGAAGGTGTCTTTGATCTCTGTGGCTGACAGGTTCGTAGGCATGGATCAGTCCTAATGGTTATGCTGGCGTGCCGTGGACCACGAAGAAGAAGTCCATATCCGTAGCCGCCCCGCCGGAGTTGTCCGTACGTATAGTGAAGCCGGTAGTGGACTGCGCCGTGATGTTGACGAAGGCGTCGAAGTTCACTGCCATGGCATGGATTGTGTAATCAGACGAGCTCAGCGTAGTGTCCAGAGTCACCGCTATGATGCCTGTTCCCGTCCTGTTGATGGATGTGACACCCACGCTCTCGGTTATGGACGCGCTTCCGTTGTTGGCGATCTTGGCCCTAGCCGTAGCCATAAGCCCCGACGACTGCAGGATAGTGATGACCTGTGCTGCCGTCAGGTCTTCCACGTCGCCTGTACCGGCGGTGGTGCGTCCCTTGATGGTGTTAGTGGCCATGTGGGCCAGCTTGGCGTTGGTAACAGCCTCGTCCGCCAAGCCCGTGCTGGTGAGTTCCTCGTAGGCCGGATCCGCGCCCGCACCGTTCGTGACCAGTGGGAGGCCGTCTGTGCCGGCAGCCAGCTCGGTAGGTGTGCCGGTAGAGGCATAGTAGGGTATCCCACCTTGAGTGCCGTGAGACCACTTGGCAAGCGTGACGCTGTTGTCCGCCACAAACGTAGTGGCTGACTGCCACGCCGCTCCGTCCCACACCTTCAGGACCCCAGCGGTCGTGTCGAAGAATAAAGCTCCTGTGGCCAGCGCATCCCCATCGTTGTCGACGGACGGCTCACTGGACTTGGCTCCGAGGTAGGCATCGTCGAAGCTATCGTAGGAAGCGGCAGCAGCTGCGGCCGAAGCGGCTGCGTTGGTCTCCGCTGTCTCTGCGTTGGTCTCCGCTGTCTCTGCCGCTGCTTGGGCGGCCACAGCCGCATCACGCGCAGAGATAACGTTGTCGATATTCACCCAAGCCGCGCCGTCGTACACCCCGTATTTATCAGACACGGTGTTGTAGTAAGCGTCCCCCTCTTGCAGGGAAGAGCCATCCAGACGTTGCGTCGGGTCGGAGGTCAGTGTTCCCACGAAATACTGCACGGCCAGATCGCCCTGCAGGCCAGCAGCCAGCTGCGAACGGGAGATACGCTTCGTGGTATTAGCGTCGGTATCGAAGATAAGGATGTCGTCGTCGTTGGCACTGTTGGCCCCGGACAACGCCGTCAAACTAGAGATTCTCGTTCCGGGCATACAGCAACCCTCCAGATAGCGGTGAGGCCCCGAAGGGCCTCACACACCTTACGACGGCAGCAGCGGGATGGTGAACCAGTTCGTGGCGTCGATGGCCACAAACACGGCGCTGGTCTTGGCCGCCATGCTGATCGCACCAGTGGTAGCTGTACCACTGTTGATGGAGTCACTGGCACCCGGATAGACCTTCAGGATGGCGTTGGCGGCGTCAGCGTTCTTGAGAAAGATGACGCTTCCAGCCACGGCGGTCGGGAGCTTGACGCCCTTGGTGCCGTCAGCACCAGTGGCATGGACAATGCCGTAGTCCGTGATCGCTGTCGCGTCACTGTTGGAGCTGCCGGCAGATGCAACAGCCGCCACCGGCATGGTGATGTTGCCAGTGACATCGCCGGTGACAGCACCGGCAACAGTATCGGCTTCGACGGCGATCGCCTTCAGCCGAGAGTAGGTAACCCCGGGATTAACAGCCACGATGGTCTCCTTTCCTTTGAGGTAGGTATAGGGGGCCGAAGCCCCCTACCCTTATTCGCCCACGTCGGCCATGACCACCCAAGCGCGGATGACTGCATCGGTCGGCATCGCCGTGGCGAACGACAGATCCAGCGTATCAGCAGAGCTGTACAGCGTCGGGTTGGCCAGATTGGAAGCCGAGAACGCCAGAGCGTTATTGGCGACACCAGTGGCGTAGGTGACGGAACCGTCGGTGAGCCCGAAGGTGCCGGTCGTATTGGTCGACTCCACGGTGGTGACCTCGAGGCCGGCAGTCAGCACGACAGAGCCCGCCGGGATGCGAAGCACCTGCAGCGTGTCCGAAGTGGTGAGCGCCGAGACTCCGGCGGTGGCACGATCAGCGATGATGGTAGCGAAGTTCAACTCCACATCCAGCTTGGTGACCGACCACGTACCGCTCTCGGGGAACGCGTCGGCGTTCCCCTTGTTGAAGCCGTGGGTATCAGTATATGCAACCATAGTCGTAACTCCTTTCTGCGTTCAGAGGACGCTTATCCTCAGAACGAGATGACGGCCTGAGCGATGGCTTCCGGCTTCACAACCTTGTAGCCGTACACCTGCAGCCCACGGATGATGTTCCCGAAGGTATTCTGCGAACGCAGAGTCTCCATCTCCGTCATCTGGGATGCGAAGGTGAAGCCCATCTTGTGGCCGGCGATGATGTTGTACTCGCCACCAGACACAGACAGGTTGTGGGACACATAGACCATGAAGCGGTCGATCATGCCGAGGCGGCCGTTGCGGAGCACCGACACGCCGTCACCGGACAGCGAGGCATCCTTCAGCTCGGACTTCTTGATGAGCCCCGCCATCTTCGCCGGAATGACGAGGTAGCGATCCGACTCCGGAGCGTTGGCCTCATCCAGCACGGTGCCCATGTCGACGATCAGGTCGGTCACGGCGGTCGTGCTGCTTGCACCGTCGTTGGTGACCGTCAGCGGCGAACCCGTCACACCCAGATTGAACGACGAGGTCTGCGCACCAGCGGTGGTTCCCTTGTTGCTCGAGCTGATGTCGGTCAGCATGTCGGTCAGGACACGAGAGTCGATGGCGATCTTCATACGCTCGGAAGCGTCCTTGGACCACATATCCATCAGCTTGATGTCCGACTGGACCTTGTCCACGTCGTCTTCGATGCAGGCGAAGTATTCGCCCTTGTCGATGAGGAGCTGCAGCTTCGGCTTGTCGGGGTTCTCGACGGTGAGCGCCTGACCCTTGACGTAATCACGGATCGTGATCTCCGGCGTGGTGCGGATATTCACGGTATCACCGTGGGCCTTGATCTCGCCCTCGTAGTCCGTGTTGGAAATCCAGCTCAGGACAGTCGCATCGTAGAAATTCTCGATGAGCTTGCCCGACCAGATCTCGGGGATGAAGTTGCCGCTATAGTTCGGGCGACCTCCAGCAGTGGGAAAAGACATGGGATTACTCCGGTTTCACGTCATCCATTGACAATGCGACCATCCTGCTGTGCAGCGAAGATGTCGCGCTCAACAGCAGCGCGTTCGTCATTCCGCCCAGCATACTTCCCAGAGCTGACATCCCGGTAGAACGCGGCAATGTCTTGTGGTGTGTATGTCTTGGGCTCGCTGGTTTGGCTGCCACTGCCCGAGCGACCCCGCCCGGGAGAGACCTGCTTTTCCAGCTCGGAACTGGTACGCGCTGCCCGATTTTCACGAGCAGCCGGCACCGAGTTACCCTTCCACGCTGTGAAGAACGCAGCAACACGCTTGGCATCGAGATTCTGCTGGGCAGCCTCCAGATGAGTCTGGCGTGCGATCCCCGTCAGGGGGTCTGTGTCGAGCAACCACGACTGAAAGTCGGGGTCATCGTTCGTCGTCTGCCAATCGGGTACATACTGCTGTAGGTCATCCCAGAACTTCTGACCGCTGTTGACGGTGTTCTGCTGAGACAGCTGGTTGACAGTTGGCACGACCGTAGTCTGCATCTGCCGCACCAAGTTGGTAAGCTCGTCAATGGTCTTCTGCTGCTGCCTCGCCTCTTCCTTGTAGACCCGCCGCATGACATCAATCGAGTCACCGTAGTCTTCAATGTCCTCCTCTGTGAGGAGGGGCTTGGCATCATCTTCCTGACCACCCGTCTGTGTCGAGCTGCTGTTTATGGTCTGCAGCAACTCTTCCATCTGGGTAACGCGCTTGTCCAACTCCTGTTTCTCAGCACGAAGCCGGGGAACCTCAGCGTTGTACATGCCCTGAAGGGTACGATAACGCTGCTCGAAGCTGTTGTCTCCACCACCGTCCGACTGCCTATGCTCTTCGGCAGCAGGTTTGGATGCAGATTCCTTTGGTGTAGCAGTGATCGTCGGTCCGGCATCCGCAGGCGCAGCCGAGGTATCCTTGTCGGCAGTGTCACCACCGCCTTCCTCGCCATTCTGGCCTTCGAACATCTTGTCGACCGCTTCTTTCTGCTTCTGGATCTGCGCGGGTAGTGCCATTTGTGTACGCTCCTATCGGTATGCGTGGTGTACCGGCTATCCTGTCAGGATTTTGCCGCTAGATCAGGGGCCTTGTGCAACAAGTTGCGGAGCTCTTTGAGTACTTGGCACCGCCCCTGCGCGTGTGCCACGTTCTGCCCAACATTGGGCAGTTGCTCCAATTCATGCATGTACCACGAGTCTACCCACGTATACAAGTGTGGGAATTGCCTGACTACCGTGGCCATGGCCTTTACCGTGTCGGGGTCTGGCTGTTTCATGCCATGCCCGCTGCCGTGTTGTTATCCTGCCCGCCCTTAGGGGTACCGTCAGGGTGCATGGGCGTAGCTGTCTGAGGCTGCTGGTTTCCCATAGCCTGCTGGGCCAGCTGCTTGGCCTGTTCGCGGCTCTGGCTGGACATGGCCTCCCTCGAAGGCACTACTTGGTCTACAGGCATCTGCAGACCCTTGGCGATCTCCCGAAGGATAGCCGCCCGGCCATCGGTGCCGATGATCTCTGCATCCAGCGGGTTGGCCGTAGCGTTGAGGAACTCGACCCGCCTGACGTTGACCGTCTCCTTGACGGCCAGATTGATCGCACCACGCGGTATGATGTCCAGATCACCCTTGATGCTGGGATCCGGCAGGTAGCGCATGTTGTACACGAACTGCCTGTGCACCACCGGGAACGTGATGTCGTTGTCGATGTGCATGACGACCTGCCGAATGCCCTTGCCGGCAGACCCCATGAGCATGGACAGCCCTGAAGCCGTACGCCCGGCACCCTGCACGTCGAGGTCGCCGTACACATACGCAGGAATGCCGCTGTGATCGTCAGCCAGTCGGGAGAACTTGTCGTAGACGCCCATCAACTCGTTGGCACGGGAGTCCGGCTGGTTGAACCGGACAGCGGGAGCCGAAGACCCCATGGGGTCGTTGATGACCTGCCAGATCTTCCACGGGTGCATCTGGGTAATGTCTTCGTTGGGCGGAATGCGATCGACGTTGATCTCTACCTGCGGTCCGGACGCAATGCCCATGTTGTTGACCAACCCACGGGCCGCTGCATTGCACACGCCCTGCAGGTCCTCGATGATCTCGGGGATGGCCCGCCCCCAGAACGACCCGGGAGTCTTGATGAAGCTGGTCTTGGCGTAGGGCTTCTCGCCCAGCGGGTCATAGTTGAGGACAGCCTTGATGGTGTGGTTGCCCACGATCCAGACGTTGGCGTCGTATTCCCGCGCCTCGTCGGGGACCTCTTCCTCGGACATGCCCCACTCACGGAGCATGGCCCCGCTGACCTTGCCCCAAAACTCCAACGTGTCGAACATGTCCGTAGGCGTCATGTAGGCGTGGAACTTACGCTCCTCTTCCTCCTTCTGAAGCCGTACGTCCTCGTTGAACCATGAGTTGGTGTTGCCGTTCTTGAGCACTTCGCGGATAGCATCGTCGTCGTACCCGGGTACGCCAATCAGGTCAGCCAGATCAGACCGGCTCATCCTGTGGTGCTCGAACAGGTACCCGTCGCTGAGCCTAGTCACGCCGGGCTCCGGATAGATGCTGAAGGGGTCCACGCGTTCGTACTCGGGGCCGAGGCGATCCTTGGGCACCACGTTGACGGTCCCGTCGGGGCCGGGCTCGTACCCCAGCGTGCGCTGCCTGCGTACAACGGGGCCCTTGAGGAAAGCCGCCGGGAACGTGACAAGGTCGCTGATGAACTCGTTGAAGGCTTCCGGCCAGCCACCCTGCACGAACTGATCCCGGATCTTGGTCTTCATGCGGTTGGCGGTATCCTGCGCTTCCTGCAGCAGCGCGAACCGGTAGTCCTGCTCCGTGGTGCTGCGCAGCTCACGCATCCGGTCCAGCGCCGGAGCTTCACCACTGGCCTCGAGCTCACGCACAACGCGTTGAGAGAACAGCGCCTCGATCTCGGCAGCGCTGTCGGGGTCCAGCTCGGGGATGGGCGTGGGCGACAGGTCCCACGGTGGCGACCCTTGGTCGAGGAGGATGTCGCGCAGCCAGCTCTCGGCCGCCCGGCACTTGACCTCGGTCAGCATCATGAAGACTTCGGAGCCACCAGCTTGGCGTATGCTGTTCAGTTTCTCCGGCTCGTACTCCCCGTTGCGCTGCCGCAGGGCCTTGAGCATGATAGTCTCGATGGGCTTCTTGGCGATACGCGCCGCATCCCAGCACCGGCGCATGTACGCCGTTATGCCCAGTACAAGTTCGTCGTTCTGACGGTCACTTGCTTCCTTGCGACGACGGTCGGATTCTTCCCGCTCGATAGCGTCGTTAGGAACAACGCGTAGCATTGTCAGTCCAGCCATCTTGGTACCACCCGTGTATGCATAAACGTCAATGTATTATGCGTAGATGATACAGGCAACACAAAAAAGCCCCCGCGCCATGGAGACAACGCGGGGGCCCAGTTGAGGACATCTACAGAACTACCGAGTCGAGGAGGGAGGGGCCTCGTCACGATGTGTAGAAGGTAAACCCTCAACGTTCGGTGTGTCAATACCGCTCATGTCCACGCCGCAGCGCTCACCTGCCGGACCTTCCTAGGCCCTGCCACAAGGGCTCCGTCCTGAGCGTGGCTGACGTGCAGCATCATGTACTGCAGCGCCTCCGCGATGTGGGAGTGCTTGCCGGCCTTGCCGGTCTTCTCGATCCCGCCATTCTTGTCGAACCGGTACCCACCCATCATGGCAGCCTTGAGCTGGGTGCAGCGTGGATCGACCAAGAAGGCGCTGTCGCCATCGACCTGCCGCATGAGGAAGTCATCGACAGCGTTGAGCCGCGCACTGGTCCGGTTGGTCTTGGCCGGAATGACCTTGAGCCCCTCGGCCCGGATGATGTCCACGGCGCTGCGCTCGTCGGTCTGCGCCCGCTGGATGCCCGCTGGATCGACCACTATCAGGATGGGGGCTGCGGGAAAGCGCTCGTACAGCTTGGGCTTGAGCAGCGTGCGCACGAACCGTTGCACGCCCATGTCGAAGCTCACGAGCTCGTCAAACACCAAGGCCCGGCCCCTAGGGTCCTGCTGGCCGATCACCGCAGCAGGTGTAAGCCCCAGATCCATCCCGACGATGACAGGGCGTACGCCATTGATAATAGGCCGCAGCGGCGATGTCGCCATGTGGTAATCGGGCCGGAAGTACTGATACACAGGTTTTCCAGATGAGCTGAGTCCGTACTCTCCGTCAATGAAGACGCGTATGTACTCTTCCGATCGTCCTTGCGTGTCATAGTAGCCCTCCGGCAGGTTCTCGATGTTCTCTGCGTGTACGCTGCGACCCGACGGCTGGACGAACACATCCCAACCGTTGTCGTTCGGACTGACACCATCCTTTGGATCGAGCTTCTCCATCTGGTAGTACCACCATGTGTCCATGGTAGGCGGGTTGGTATCCCCCCACATCCCGAACCACGTGGGGCCCCCATCCTTGGATGACGGGAACCGCCCGATGCGCTTGGACATGGCGTCCACGATCTCGGGGTGGATGTCACGGCACTCGTTGAACCACGCGAACGTCAGCTCCAGCGAGTTGAGGTTGGCCACGTCGTCCGCGTCATCGAGGGCGCGGAACATTATCTCGCACTCTACGTCGCCAACGGCAAAGAAGTATGTCTTCGTTGTGCGCATGTACCTGCCGCAGGGCCCCGGCGGGAACCAGTCGAGGAAGGTCTTGATGGTGGTGTCCATCAGCTGCCGGGCCGTCTCGCGGACGACAGCAGCCCGCGTCCTGCGCTTGCCGGTAGCGTCAGGGGCCTGCAGGGAAGCCCTGCGCACGATCTCGAAGCAGCAGGTGACGGACTTGCCCGAACCGACGGGACCACGGAGCGTGCGCATCCGTGCATCGGACTCCATGAATTTCCGCCCCGTCGGAGGGGGCGTGTAGTTAATCTGTAATGACATCGTTGAGCATGGCCCACTGGGTTGCCTGCATGGCCCCTACCATGCTGTAGACGCTCTGTCCTCCACCCACCACGAAGGACCCCAGCCCCTCGTCGTCCGTATAGCCGCCGAAGACGGCGACCACCTCTCCGGACTCCGCCCGCTCCAGCAGCTGCTTGAGGAACTTGATGACGGGCTCGCTGGGTGTGCCTTCCTGCTGCGGCAGGTCCACAGGTCCACCATGAATGCCTACGACAGTGTCGTTCATGTCTTGTCTCCCGGTTCCCCCAACAGGCCGACGATGATGCGTCTGGGCACTGCCTTGGGGCGTCTGTGGGTCGTCCCCCTAGGGGGCGCTATGATCGTCGTGTAGGACCACCCGTCCCTCGCAAGCTGTGCCTGCACGCGTTTGCACTCGGCGCTGGACAGGAACAAACGAGCGGGCATCCCCCTGTACACCATGTCGAACTCAGGGGGAGTGTTCAATGGTCTTGGCCTCATCTCCTTCGCGTGATGTGACTGTCATGGTCTTGGCTTCGTCTCCGAAGTTGATGTTGATCTTGACCCCACCTGCCGCGAGGCCGTTGTCGTCGTCGTTGCGCGCCTCGAGGCCGGCCCACTTGACGGTGCTCTTGATGAGGTCGGCCTTCACTGCGGCGGACACGTTCGTGTCGTGGATCAAACCCCAAGAAGTTGTCAGAAGCTCTTCCGCTTGGGCCCGGGCCTTCATGCGGAAGGTCACGCCGTTGTCGCGGATGTCGGCACGATAGTCGTCTACCTGCCGGAGGAACACCGGGTCGGAGTTGTACGACAGGATGTCGGCAGTGGTGATGCCGTACCTGTCCCTGATCTCGTCCACGGTCTCCCCACTCCCCTCGAGGGCCAGTGCGATGTCGAACGCTACGCGGTTGGTCCACTTGGTGGTGGTCATGGGGGTGTTCAGCTGAGTGTGCATGGGAGGAATGTACTAGCGGGGCGGTAAGTGTGCAAGAGCATCCAGAGCCTGCTCCTTGGTAGGGAACGTCCCCAGATGTACACGCTTACCGTTCACACTGACCCGCGCCTCCCAGCCCGATTTGGACTTGGCACGCCGGGCACGGACCACGGGTGTTGCGTTGAAGCGCCGATCAACGGTCTTGCGGGGATCCGCCTCACGGGCCTCTGCCTCTGTAGCGAAGGTGCCCACATAGTGCCTGCCCACCCACACCTTCCATGCAGTTGGTGACAACTGCAACGTAACCGGGTCGTGCGTGTGCTTGCTGCTGCGGGACACGTTGTGCGACAGCGTTACAAGCCGCAGGTTGCTCCACCTGTTGTTGCTGGGGTCCTCGTCTATGTGGTCGACCACCAATTCATCGGGGGGCGGAGCCCCGGTCTGCATGGTCCATATGATGCGGTGCTGCAGATACGTGACCTTGTCGACGGTTACATGCTTGTACCCGGCAGACCCCGCCCCGGGGCATATGGGGCCCTTGGAGCATCTGTGGCTCGTCGGGTTCTTCCAGCGAAGCTCGCCTGTGTCCGGGTCGTACGACAGCAAGTAACGGAGCCGCTCGGCGGTTGGCAGTGGTTTCTTGTACATCAAAGCCTCCTTATTATCATTATGGGTTATACATTACTGGGGGGAGGTTTGCAAGCATCGAAAGTCCGCGCTCGCCTACATTAGGGGGGCGGGGTCGAATTGCCAATCCATGTCCCCCCTCCCCCCTCCCGTCTTACGTTACAGGCCAAGCCCGGAAAGCCCGGAAAACCGGCATGAATTGACCGCTGGTGTAAAGTGTGCTCTAATTAAGGGGTCGATGCAGAGACGTACTGCATCGGCAGGGCAAGCCGGGCAACCGGCCCGGCCCCCTGCTGTTGGAAACCCGACGGGGATGTGAAAGGCTGTATCATGGCTGACATGACAGCGAAGTTGTGGGACGGCAATGTGTCCGTCGCCGAGACGAAGTTTGATTCCGGGATCTACGGGATCAAGTCTCACAAGGCGGGAAAGCACAATGCCGAGGATCCGGCCGCGATGGTCAAGAAATTGACTGACGCCAAGGTTCCGGTCGACGGCTGGTCCGTCTGGCTCGACGGTGAAGAATTTGGGTCGTTGCGGCGCCCCAAGGGGCAGTACGGCAAGCCGTACACTGCAGCCCAGTTCTTGAAGATCGTCAAGCTGGCCGACAAGGTCGAGCTGGTCGCAGTACGCAGGCGTTTCCCGGCGCCGGTGCTGAAGTTCACCACCGCCACGGCGGCGGCGCACACGACCAAGGCCAACCCGAACGCACCTCGCGTGCTCTAGGGTCCACGGAGGGGCGGCGCAAGTCGCCCCTCCACTCTACCCAGCCGGGCATCCGGTCCGGCTGGGATTTTTTCTCCAAAATTGGAGGGTGACCATGCTTCGCATGTTCATTGATACCGATCAGGCCAAGCTTGATCGTGAGTTCCGGGCCGAAGCGCCCGAAATCCGCCGCAAGCGCACGCTTGCTGAGTTCCGCGACTTTCGCGAGACTCGGATCCCGCGAGGGACTGGCATCGTGGCCGCCGGCACCGGCCGCCACGGAATGGCTGAAGGTTGCCGCTGGATCAAGGGCGAGTGACCTGACCGCTCCCCGGCGCAAGCCGGGGAGCACCTTCCCCAGAAAGGGAGAACGACCATGGCGAAAGCCAAGAAGCCCTCGAGCCCCACGGCCGAGGAATACCAAGAGCTGGCGAAAGTCGCTCTTGGCCTGACCAAGCTGGTCGCCCAGCTTAATCGGGAAAACCGCCGGCTCTTGACCCAGCTGTACGGGGTCAAAGAGTCCTGAGCCCACCGCTCCCCGGCGCAAGCCGGGGAGCACCCTTCCCCAACATGGAGGACACCATGACGGTGAACGAAAAAGCTCTGCGGCTTGTCGCGCTCAAGCGGGACAAGGTCCGCAAGATGCGGGAGCTCGAGCGAGAGATCGCAGCGCTCCGCACCAAGATCACAGCCCTGCACCTCCGTGCAGGCTGACCCCCACCCTCCCGGCGCAAGCTGGGAGGGTTTTTCTTTGCCCGCACCACGCGGAACCACAGCCCGGCAGGGCACCACCTGCTCCGCTACGCTCCGCCATACGTTGGGGGCCTGTGGCAGCGACTCTTGGTAGGCAGTGTAGGGGGGCCTACCGCGTAGCGCCTAGCATGTAACACCTCACGTCGTCAAACTATACAGTAAGTTGTTGCGTATTGAGTGTAACAGTAAACGTAACAGTGTATAGTATTGTTCGGTTTACATATAGTTTCAGTAAGCCATTGATATTGCTAGTGTTTTTAAGTTTATCCGTGGATTTCCGGCAACTATCTAGTAACGTAAGGGTGTGAGACCTTACGTTGCGTTTGCTTTTTAGATATAACGTATTGGAAAAACCTCAATGAAACCATGGGGTTACCCATGTTACATGGGAATTAACAAATCAGTATATATATAGTATCTATAC